AAATTATAAAATCACATAACAAAACATCGGAAACAAGAAAATCAACTTTAATCGTTGCTCGAACTAAGCTCGCTTAAGTTTGAATTTAAAGTTTGCTCTATTCTTCAATTACGATGGGAAGGTATCACCACAAAGCTGGGTTCACTGCTGAACAGCAGCACGCACAATGGGTGCGAGCAAAGGTCTCGGCCGCTGCAAGGCGAGATCTGACTTGGGATGAGGAAGAAGAAATGTTTATCTGTAACAAGTGTGGGAACCAATATAGGTCCCTACATGACTTTGAAGAGAATCATAGCTGCGATTCTAATGAGGAAGGGGAGTATGGAACTTTCACACTGGAAGATTTCATACAGCACAGAATTCCGACAACTAAACTGGAAAAGGAATATGCTCGGAAACCAATTAAAGAACTGTGTGGCATCACTCGGGAAAAACCAACTCGAGTTGTAACAACAACATGGGTGGCTGTGGAAAGGGTAGCTGAGGCCTCCAGGGACATAGAAGCTGCGATTGAGACTTATCAAAATAAGCCAAAGGTTTCATATTGTGGCATAGCAGCCGGACTTAATAAACCGGTTGGTAGCGACATCACATTTGGAGGTAATGACTATGGTACTGATACCATAAGTTTGAGAGACCAAAAGAAAGTCATTGCGACTGAAAACACCACTGAAACAATTCAAGTGGTGGAAAATGTGAAAATGGAGATGAGTGACCACCTTAGGAAGAGCGTTGACCAAATTATGGCAATCCAAGCGTTTGATCCAAAAGACCAAAGGTCATATGATCGCATAAAAGGAACGAACAAAATGAGAAATGATCTTTCTGTGAAGGTCAAAGGAGGAACTGGAAGGCACACAGGTGCCTCAACTGTAACAAGTTTAATTGCATTCACTGCAAAACTGGCAAAGACACAAGGGTTCACAATGAGCGTGATCGGAAGCAAGCGTTCTAAGAACCACTTGATGTTTAAAAAGCGAGACGGGCGTAAATACTTAAAAGTTTTAACCAAGCATGAAAACAACAAATATCATAGAACTGATATAACTACATGTGAGTTCTTCGACTATGCTTTGTCTTGCATGAAAACATCCATAACCCATGGTAAAGTGAATCAGCAGAATATTAAAGAAGGGTGGAGTGGTTTTATATTGGATCGCAATAAGGTGCGATGCCTTAGTGGTCTATATAAGCACAGACCGTATCTGATAGTTAGCGGCAGAAATGACGCTAAGCGGTTGCTTGACGCGAGAGATGAAGTGGATTTAGAGAAGCGCGAATGCATCAAATATTATTCTGACGAATTTCGCAATAGATTTTGGAAATCGTTCGAATCAACTTTCATAAAATTGCGCAAGTCGAAAACACATGATTGCATTCGAGACGTGCCAGTGGAAAAATATGGTCAAGCTGTTGCTTTGTTCACTCAAATGTTAACACCTTTATTCAAAACCACATGTAAGGCGTGTATAAATGAAACTGCAAGTAGGGACAAGGATGAAATCTATACCGATGCTAGTAGACAATCGGTGGGTGAAATGTATGATGAGATTTGTATGGATCCGGATTTCGCACACTATAGAAACGTCTTCGAAATGATAACAGGGATTGAAAGAGTTTCTGAATCAAGTATGTTGTCATTCTCTCGCACGAACGAAATTGTGATGCTCGCTCAAACAAGTCAAGTTAGGCAAATCAAGGAACTGAATGAGATCATAATTAAGCGCCATAAAATAACGAGTGTCGAATTTGACAAGGCAAGCGAAATCATCTTAGAACTCGCAAGATGGTTCAAAAATCGGCAAGATACCATTCGAACAGGCTCTTTGCAAACATTTAGGAATAAAATTTCTGCAAAAACCCACATAAATATGGCGTTATTTTGTGATAACCAGCTGAATGTAAACGGCGTATTTCAGTGGGGAGACAGAGGTTACCATGCAAAGCGAATCTTTTCGAATTTCTTTAATGAGATCTCTGAATCAACCGATTATGACACATATTCAATTCGGAAGCATGTTAGAGGGAAGAGACATTTGGCTATCAAAAACCTGATGGTGTCAACAGATTTGGAGAAGATGCGAGCATCTATGCAAGGATTTGAGGAAGAGAGATTTCCACTTGGAGATCATTGTGTTGTCAAGATAGATGGAAACTTTGTGTATTCATGTTGTTGTGTAACTCTTGACGATGGAAAACCACTTGAATCGCGTATTAGAATGCCCACAAAACACCATTTAGTCCTTGGCAACAACCTTGATGAGAAGGTTGTTAAATTACCAGAGAGAGCTACAACGAATATGTACATTGCAAAGGATGGGTATTGCTACCTGATCATATTCCTAGCGGCGTTGATAAACGTGCAAGAGTCGGATGCAAAAGACTACACGCAAATGGTCAGGGACAAAGTCGTTAAGACCTTGGGTCAGTGGCCAAGTGCGAAAGATGTCGCGACCATGCTAGCTTTCGTGCGAGCGTTTTATCCGGAAATTGAAACAGCTGAATTGCCAAAGATACTCATTGATCACAAGCATAAAACTATGCATGTAATGGATGCGTTTGGATCCATGTCCACGCAATACCACATCTTGAAGGCAAATACAGTAAATCAATTCATACAATTCGCATATAACGATATGTCAGGAGAGTTACGGGACTACGCTGTCGGAGGGGATGTATACAGTGTCTCTTATCCGTCAGATGATGAATTTGTTGATGCAGAAGTTCACACTGTTGAGGCAGTCGATATGCAAGACTTAACTGATATAAGCGACGAATTACATATGGATGAATTTGCAGAGCAAATTGTTTGTTTCAAGGAATTGATGGGGGCCATCTTCAATAAGGAAAAATTCAGAGACCTCTTGATTAAAAATCCATGTTACATTATATTCTCCTTGATGTCTCCAACAGTCTTAGCCCGAATGTTTCGAATTGGAAGCTTTGATTTTGCAATAGATACAGTGATGGAGGGGAATCCCAATTTATTGGATATGATAATTGAATTAAAGTGTCTGGCGCAAAACATGAGAGTCTACGACACAGTTTTGTTGCAGGCACATGCCATTGCAATGAGCTGTCCTAATTTGCTTGCACACGTACTATCACGCAAACATAGCCCTCGGGTAACACAAGTTGCGCATGCCTTGCTCAGTACTATGGCTTACGCCGGAGAATCAAACAAGCGATTATATGAAAATGGGTTCTCTACTAATATTGATATTAGTAGTTGCATAAAAAAAGAAGAATTGCTAGTAAGAATTTGGGACGAGTCTTTCAGAGAATTATGCTTGTTGGAAGTGTGGCGAGTGCATTGTGCATTGTCAGGGTATTGTGTGCGCGCAGTAGTTGGAAAAAGTCAACGTGTAGCGAGGTGTTTAAGGAGCGGATCAGTAGAATTTTTGAAGGGTCGTTCGGGTTCAGCAAGAAGTTTGATTGGCAAAACAACACAAGCTGGTGGCGAACTCATAACTAGTAGCTATAAGAGCGTAATTAATAAAGCTATGGTTTGTGTGTACAATCGCATGTATAGCATATTTGCAGATATATTCAAAGTTCTTAACTTGCTTGTACTGCTCAGTATATTGTTACAAGTTTATCATATTTGTGTGCAAATTTGTAGAGAAAGAGTGAAGTGTATGGATGAACTGCAGCACAGGAAGAATGCCGATAATTGTGTCACATTGACAATGCTGCATAGTGATCTCACAAGAAAGAAGGGAGAGCTCCCTACGGAAGAAGAGTTTCTTACTCATGTTGAAGAGAAAGAACCAAATTTGAGATACTATGCGGAATATTTGTTAGCTGACGTGAAGTTTCAGTATAAAAAGAAGAATGAAAATGATCTTGAGAAAATAGTGGCAACTATAGCCTTAATTATGATGATCTTTGATACTGATAGAAGTGATGCGGTGTTTAAGATACTCAATAAAGTGAAAACCGTCTTTAGTACGTTTGGAGAGAGAGTTCAATTCCAAAGCCTTGAGAATGGAGATAGCGAAGCAGATAAAGGGCTGGTTGTGGACTTCGACATAACTGAAAATTATAAACCAGAACCGGCAACTTTTGACGTGACCTTTGAAGACTACTGGCGTATGCAAATGAACACAAATAGATTATGTGAGCATTACAGAACAACGGGGACCTTTATTGAGTTCTCTAGGGATAAAACTGAAGAAGTGGTGTCAGAAATTACATCCTGTGTGAAGAGCAATGATTTTCTCGTTAGAGGTCCAGTTGGGTCTGGAAAGTCAACAGGCTTACCCGCAGCACTCAGTGTGAAAGGCAAAGTTTTAATCCTTGAGCCAACCAGACCACTAACGGAGAACGTAGCAAGACATTTAAGTGGTGCTCCATTCTTTCAAAGCGTGACCTTATGTATGCGTGGAGTCAACATTTTTGGCTCAGGCAATATTACAGTAATGACAACGGGTTATGCCCTTCACTATTTCGCAAACAATAGAGCACGCTTGAAAGAATATAGCTTCATAATGTTGGATGAGTGTCATGTACTAGATGCGTCGGCTATGGCATTTTACTGTTTGTGTCGTGAGATGGAGTATAAAGGAAAGATAATTAAAGCTTCCGCCACACCACCAGGGAGAGAGACGGAAATATCATCATCTCAGAAGCAGATTAAATTATACATTGAATCGAAGCTAAGTTTTGACGACTTTGTGAATGCTCAAGGCACGTCATCTAATGCTTGCATGATTAGTAAAAGTTCAAATATTCTCGTGTATGTTGCAAGTTACAATGAAGTTGATCAACTTAGCACGTTATTATCGAATAAAGGCTTCAAAGTCACAAAAGTCGATGGTAGAACAATGAAGTTTGGTAACGTCGAAATAGTCACACAAGGTGTTAAGGGCTCTCCGCACTTTATCGTAGCGACGAATATCATTGAAAACGGCATTACCATCGACATTGATGGGGTCGTCGACTTCGGGCAAAAAGTGATAGCAGAACTAGATAGTGACTTGCGCATGATGCATTACAATAAAGTCAATATTAGTTTTGGTGAACGTGTCCAGAGACTGGGTAGAGTTGGGCGACTTAAGGCAGGTGTAGCGCTTCGAATTGGACACACCGAAAGAGGGCTGCAGGAGGTGCCTAAGTCGGTAGCAACGGAAGCCGCACTGCTGTGTTTTGCATACGGTTTGCCAATAATGCCGCAAAATGTCGTTGTGAGTGCATTGTCAAAGTGCACTAGTCAGCAAGCGAGGACCATGCATTGTTTCGAACTTCCGCCTTTATTCACAATGGAATTAGTTAAGGAAGATGGAAGCATGCATCCTGAAATACGCAACAAAATGGCCAAGTTCAAGTTACGAGATTGCGAGATAAAACTCTGTAAGAGCTCGCTACCAAATGCAAGCGTTGGAAGGTGGTTTGACGCTAAGGAATATAAGAAATTTGGAGCTCGAGTGCAACTTCATGACGATGTGAAAATCCCATTTTTAATTAATGGAATACCAGATAAGCTTTACGATGAGATTTGGGCAGTTTGCTGTTGTTTTAAGGATGATCTCAAACCAGTGCGGCTGACTACTGCTTGTGCGCAAAAGATTGCATACACTTTACAAATTGATTCTACATCAATTGCACGAACGATTGGCATCATAGACCACTTGATTTCTGAAGAGAAGATTAAGCAAGCACACTTTAGAGCAGCGTTCTCGGACACCGTATCGTCATCTTCGTTTACAATTGCCGGCATCACGAAGTATCTTAGATCGAGATACATGCATGATTATAGTGATGAAAATCTGGAAAAACTGCAGAGAACTAGAGCTCAAATTCTTGAATTTCGGAATCTGTCAATACCTAGCGATGATATTGATTTAATCAGAAACTATGATGGATTGAGAACTGTGCAATTCCAGAACAAAGAAGAGATTATAAAAGCTTTGGATCTCAAAGGGACATACAAAATTTCCAAGGCATTGCATGATGGACTAATTTGCACAGCGGTGTTTATTGGTGGTTTAGTTATGCTTGGGAGAACATTTTATTTTTGTATGACAGATACCGTGCAGTTCCAAGGTAAGCGTGAAAGACAAAAATTGCAATTTCAGAAGGCTAGAACCGACAAAATCGATAGAGAAGTTTTCAGGGATGAAAATCAAGATAGCAACTTTGGTAAACTGTATCTTAAAAAGAACGAATCAAAAGGTAAGGCTGGCAAGAGTGGAACAAAGGCGCGGAAGTTTATTCATATGTATGGTTTTGATCCGCAGGAGTATTCAATCGTCAAATATCTGGATCCACTAACTGGAAATGTGTATGACGAAACTGAATTCAAGAGTGTTTGGGAGCTGACAGATAAGGTATTCGAAGATCGCATGGCAGATGATGATTTAGAGCGCGAACTCTTAAGGTACAGACCAAATATCAAAGCGTACTATTTCAAGCACGGGAGTCATAAGGCAATGCAGGTGGACCTTACACCCCATGATCCTTTCAAAATTGGTAGAATCAGCGGTCGACAGATTGGGTTTCCAGCTCATGCAGGGGAATTTCGACAAACGGGTGAGGCAAAAGAAATGGATCTAACGGACATAGATACTAAAGTTACGCGGCTTGTTGTTGACTTTGAGAATAAGTCGTCTTGTCGCGGTTTGCGTAACTATAGTCCGATAGCTCGCGTAGTTTGTGGATTGAAGTTAAGCAGTGATGGCGAAGTGAATACTCAGTACGGGATTGGATTTGGGTCATACATGATTGCCAATCAACATTTGTTCAAACGCAACAATGGAACACTTGAAATTAAGTCAGCACATGGCACTTTCACAATCGCTAATTCAACACAAATACAAGTGATTCCAATTGCTGAACGCGACTTGATCATCATGAAGCTACCAAAGGATTGTCCCCCATTTCCTACGAAATTGAATTTTCGGATGCCCGATGACAAAGAGCGAGTATGCTTGGTTGGTGCCGAGTACACAGGTAAAACTGTGTACACGTCAGTTTCCGAGTCGAGCTACACATATCCTGAGAAAGGAACACACTTCTGGAAGTATTGGGTTTCAACTCGAAATGGACAATGTGGGTTACCTGTAGTGAGCACCAAGGACGGCGCAATAGTTGGAATACATAGTTTGTGTCATATGGACAAGGAAGAGAATTTCTACACGTCATTTCCAAGTGATTTTGACGCTACACTTGTCGAATTGTGCGATCGAGAATGGAACCGAAACTGGAAGTTCAATATCGATAATATCGCGTGGGGTTCTATGAAAATCATTAGAGATAAGCCAGGAAGTATGTTTCGTACGCTTAAGGAAGTGTCAAATGTCGAAACTCTTGTTGGTATGCAATCACACGATGAAATTGAATATTCATGGTTGACAAAACATTTGGATGGAAATCTTAAGCACCTAGGGTACGTGCCTGGGAATTTGGTAACCAAGCATATAGTGAAAGGCAGATGCCCATTATTTTCCCTGTACCTCAAAGAAAACGAAGAAGCACGAGAGTACTTTGCACCTTTAATGGGGCACTACGACAAAAGTGCACTAAACAAAGCTGCCTATATACGTGATGTTTGCAAGTACAGCTCAAGTATTCCAATTGGAGAAGTGGATCACTCGACCTTTGAGCTAGCAGTTGGAAATGTTATAGAAGTGCTGAAAGATGGAGGAATCACTGAGTGTGATTATATCACAGACGAACTCACCATCATCCAGGATCTGAATATGAATGCAGCAGTTGAAGCACTATATCAAGGGAAGAAGAAGGATTATCTTAAAGACTTTGAAACAAGTGATTTCGAAAGGATTGTGTTCGAAAGCTGCGAAAGGCTGTATCAAGGGAAGATGGGAGTTTGGAATGGTTCTCTGAAAGCAGAGATCAGACCTGTGGAGAAAGTTATACAAAACAAGACGCGATCCTTCACAGCGGCGCCCATAGAAACATTACTTGGTGGGAAAGTGTGTGTTGACGACTTCAATAACGCTTTTTATAAAGCTCATCTTAAAATACCATCAACCGTTGGCATCACTAAGTTCTATAAAGGATGGGATACATTACTTCGGAAATTGCCAGAGGGCTGGATTTACTGTGATGCAGATGGGAGCCAATTCGACAGCTCGTTAACTCCGTATTTATTAAATGCGGTGATAACAATTCGAGAGGAGTTCATGGAAGAGTGGGATGTTGGGAAACAGATGCTTAGAAATTTGTACACAGAAATAGTGTACACCCCCATTGCAGCTCCTGATGGTTCATTGATAAAGAAGTTTAAAGGCAACAACGGTGGTCAGCCTTCGACGGTAGTTGATAATACGCTTATGGTGATGTTGGCGATGCAATACTCATTACTCAAGTGTGGGATTGAATTCGATAGGCAGAACGAGTTTATAATATATTTCTGCAATGGTGATGATCTGATCATTGCTGTTGAACCTAGCAAAGCGTATATACTCGACTCGTTTGAAGTCTATTTCAAACAACTCGGTTTGAGCTACGATTTTGGAAATAGGGTGACGGAAATTGAAGGACTTAGCTTTATGTCACATGCTGGAAAGAAAGTGGAGGATGTTTATGTGCCAAAGCTAGACAAGGAAAGAATCGTCGCTATATTGGAATGGGATAGGAGCGTGGAACCAGTTAGCCGACTTGAAGCAATCGTCGCGGCAATGGTTGAGTCGTGGGGCTACGATGATTTGATAAGCGAAATCAGAAAGTTTTACACTTGGGTTCTGGAGCAAGCTCCATATAAACAGCTTGCGGAGGAAGGAAAGGCTCCTTATCTAGCAGATACAGCGTTGAGACGGCTATATCTGGATGTTCAAGCGACAGACGAAGAATTGGAGAAGTATCACACGTACTACATGTCGTTAAATGAACCAGATATCATTCAACGAGTTTCGTTTCAATCCGGAGAGGAGCTTGATGCAGCGCGGCAAATCCCAAGTAAAAACAAACAACAATTGGTTCCCACGAATAGTGACAAGGATGTGGAATCGTCATCTACTGGAAAATTTATAATCCCGAAGTTCAAAGGTATGAGTTCCAAGATGAAGTTTCCAAAGTTTAAGAATAGCGTGGCTTTTAACCCCGATCACCTACTTATATATGCTCCAGATTATCTAGATTTGTCAAATACAAGATCAACTCAACAACAATTTGACAACTGGTACGAGAGAGTCATGCAAGCATATGATAGCGATGAGGAGGGCATGAAGTTAATTTTAAACGGTTTGATTGTTTGGTGTATTGAAAATGGCACGTCGATGAATCCCCAAGGAACATGGGTAATGATGGATGGTAACACGCAAATTGAATATCCAATCTCTCCACTGCTGGAGAATGCCCAACCAACGTTCCGACAAATTATGATGCACACAAGTGACTTAGCGGAGGCGTATATCGAGATGAGAAATCGAACTGAAAGGTATATGCCACGTTACGGGCTTCAAAGAAACTTGAGAGATTACAGTGCAGCTCGTATTGCATTTGACTTCTATGCAGTTAAATCAAGTACGAGTACAAAATTAAGAGAAGCCCACATACAAATGAAAGCCGCAGCTGTCAAAGGAATGTCTAATCATTTATTTGGCTTAGATGCGAAGATTGGGAGTGACGAAGAGGACACGGAAAGGCATACATCGACCGATGTGCGTCGGAATATGCACTCAATGCAGGGTGCGCGTTTTATGTAGTTCCGTTATTTATATCTTTTCCCTGCTTACGGTGAAGTACAAGTTTAGGGAGTACCCTTAGTACGTATAAGTGTAAGCGTCGTATATGTTATATACTCGGCTTTCAGTGTGTCCTTGACACGTGTCTAGTATATTTCATGTAAGAGAC